TGGGCTTGAAGTTAGAATACAAGCATCAGCTCCACTTGCACAAGCACAAGCTATGGAGGAAGTTGAGAAAGTCATGAACTATGCTCAAATTGCAGCGCAAGCTGGACCAGAGGCAATGACTACACTTAAAGTGCCAGCAATGATGGACTTTATTGCAGCACAATTAGGTGTGCCTCAATCTATATTAACAACACAAATGGAACGTATGATGATGCAGCAACAAATGGCAAAACAAATGGAACAAGCCGCTGCTCAAAATCCAGCAGCAGCTGCACAAGTTGCTGAAGCTATGACACAACAACAAGGATAATTTATGGCTGGATGGGATGATTTAGATCAAGCACTGCCGCTTGATGTGAGAGATGTACAGCAACAAAGAGATGATACAGATCGTTTAGCACTCAAAGTGCTAGGCGATAAAGATGGACAAAAACTAATGCAGTGGTTAAGAGATACTGTATTAGAGCAACCTGTTGCCTTGCCGGGTAGCGACTCAAGCTATGCTTACTACCGTGAAGGACAGAATAGTATAATTCGAGATTTAGAAGCGAGGTTAATTAGAGCAAGGAAATTATAATGAGCGAAGAAACAATCGAGCCTAGTGTTCAAGAAGAAGCAACTCCTGAAACTGGCCTACTCGATTCAGCAACAGTCGAAAATGAGGAAGCCAGCTCAGAAAATCCACAAGCAGTAGAAATAGATCATCGTGATCCAGCTGAATTAGCAGCACAGCAAGACGATGAACCACTCGAGCGACCAGAATGGTGGCCTGAGAATTTCTGGAAATCAGAAGAATCAGAACCAGATTTAGAAGCAATAGCAAAATCATGGACTGATTTACGTAAACAAATATCACAAGGTAAACATAAAGCACCCGCTGACGGTAAGTATGATATGTCTGCGTTTGGTAGCACATCTGAAGATGATCCTATCAGGCAACATGTTCTTAACTGGGCTGGCGAGTATGGCGTAAGCCAAGCCGCATTAGATGCTTTAGTAAGCCAAGTGGTTGAAATGAATCAAGAGTCAAATGCTGCATTTGAAACTAATTTGGCAGAAGAACGCAAAGCTTTGGGACCCAATGCTGATGCTAGAATCAACGGCATGGTTAAGTGGGCTTCAGGGTTAGTTAACAAAGGCGTGTGGTCTAAAGATGATTTTGATGAATTTAAAATTATGGGTGGTACTGCTAAAGGACTAGCTGCTCTAGAAAAACTTAGATCATCTTATGAAGGCCGTCTACCTATAGAAACTACACCTGTAGAAGGCGCACCATCTAAAGAAGACTTATATGCTATGGTAGCGGATCCACGATACAAAGATGATCCAGCTTACCGTCAAAAAGTAGAACGAGCGTTCTCTCAAAACTTCAACTAGGAACATTGCAATAAAGCCTTATCTGTGGTATATTCACGGGTAAGGCTTATTGTATTCACAACCCTTAACGCAAGTAACCTTGTCGAATGGCTATCGTAAATAGCAAGCACCGGCCCAGATCCTCTGGCATACCACAGCGATTAATTTATTTTTATTAATTTCTAAAAGGAGATCAACATGGCTATTGGTTTATCTAATGCTTTTGTTACCCTCTTTGATGCCGAAGTTAAACAGGCTTACCAAGCTAAATCACAATTAGTTGGTGCTACTCGTATGAGACGCGGCGTTGAAGGGGAAGTTGTGAAGTTTCCTAAAGTAGGTAAAGGTTCAGCGACACTTCGTGTGCCACAAACTGACGTTACTCCACTTAATGTAAGCTTCTCACAAGTTACAGCTACGCTCGAAGATTGGAACGCGGCTGAATACAGCGACATCTTTATGCAACAAAAAGTTAATTTCGACGAAAGACAAGAGTTAGTACAAGTTCTTGCTAACGCTATTGGTCGTCGTCAAGATCAACTTATTCTTGATGCACTAGATGCAGCTTCAACATCATACACAGTTGCTAACTCAATTGGTGGTGCTAACACAAATTTGAACGTAGCTAAACTGCGTGAAACTAAAAAACTCATGGATAAAAACAACGTTCCTCCACAGGATCGTCACATGGTTATCCATGCTAACTCTTTAGCAGCTTTATTGTCTGAAACAGAAACTACTTCTGCTGATTACAATACAGTTCGCGCTTTAGTATCTGGTGAGCTTAATACTTTCTTAGGCTTTAAATTCCACGTGCTTGGCGACAGAACTGAAGGCGGCCTATCTGTTGATGGTTCTCTTGATCGTCAATTATTTGCATTCCATAAAGATGCGATTGGCTACGCTGAAGGTATCGCTCCTCGTACAGAGATCAACTATGTACCAGAAAAGACTTCATTCCTTGTGAATACAATTCTTTCTGCTACAGCAGTTGCTATCGACAACGAGGGTATCGTTGAACTCACATGTCGTGAATCTTAAGATAAGGGGATATTATAATGGCTTACTCAAAAGACAACCTCCAGCCTATCGGTGGTCAATCTAAAGCTGGTAATGCTCCTCAGATGTGGAGCTATACAGCACCGGGTACTGATGCTATTGCTGACATCAATACTTCAGGTTACTTCAATGATGCTTCTACTGTATTAAAAGTAGGTGACTTAATTCATGTATGGGACGCTTCTGTTCCTACATCTACATTAGTTACTGTGCTTTCTAATGCAAGTGGTGTTGTTGACGTATCTGATGGTACAGCACTATCAGTCGCTGACGCTGACTAAGTAGTAAATGCAAAAGGTGGGGGTTTAGGCTCCCGCCTATTTGCACATTTGGAGATTATGAATGGCAACTGGTGATACCGATATTAAAATATGTTCTGATGCACTGTTATTACTAGGTGCAAATCCTATCTCATCTTTTACAGAAGGAACAGATGAGGCTAACATATGCGACCGACTTTATCCAGATGTAAAGATTAAAACACTAGCAAGCTTTCCATGGTCTTTTTCATTTAAGAAAATACAACTTTCAAGACTTATTACAACACCTGTAAACGAATACAAATACGAATATCAATTGCCATCAGACATGATTGCAAGACCACGAGCAATTTATGATACTAACTCAACTTATGCTCACCCAAGACGTGATTATAAAATCCAAGGCGATAAGATATTAACTAATTACGAAAAAGTATATATTGATTATCAATATCAAGTACCTGAATATGCAATGCCACATTTCTTTGTGCAACTATTACGTTATGAAATGACATGGCATTTAGCTAGCCCTATTACAGATCAAACAGAAAAAACAGATTATTGGCGTACTATTGCAGAAGGCACTCCGGGTGAAAACGGGCGTGGCGGTTACATGAGGACTGCAATGACCATAGATTCTCAAGGACAACCAACCAACGCAATACAAGACTTCTCGCTTATTGATGTGAGGTACTAATGGCTCGATTTGTAGAAGTACAAACTAACTTTACAACAGGCGAGCTAGATCCTTTAGCACGTTCACGCGTTGATTTAAAAGCCTATGATAATGCTTTAGAAACAGCAAAGAATGTTATTTGCCAACCACAAGGTGGTGTAAAGCGCAGACCCGGTAGTAAATTTATTAATGAATTAGGAGGCACGCCAGCTAATGGTGTGCGTTTAGTTCCTTTTGAATTTTCTGTTGATGATAGTTATATGTTATGTTTTACGACCAACAGAATGTATGTTTATAAAAATAAACAATTAATTACTAATATCAATAGTTCTGGCAATGATTATCTAGATACATCAAGTTATGGCTTAACTGGTTCACATATGAATCATTTATGCTGGACGCAATCTGCGGATACATTAATTATTGTGCATGAGGATTTTCGACCAATTAAAATTGTGCGTGGCGCTTCTGATAGCTCATGGACTATTGCTAATATTACATTTGATTCTATACCAAAACATGCATACACAGTAACTACAACGAATCCCGCTGGTACTATTACGCCTAGTGATGTGTCAGGTAAAATTACAATTACTGCATCATCAAGCGTATTTACTACTGCTCATGTAGGACAATACATTAATGCAAGCCAACAAGGACGTGCAAAAATTGTTAAAAGAAATAGTGGAACATCAGTTAATGTTGTTACAGAATTTCCATTTTTTGATACATCTGCTGTAGCAACTGGTGATTGGGAGTTAGAAACAGGGTATGAAAATGTATGGTCTAACGGTCGTGGCTGGCCACAATCAGTAACATTTCATCAAGGACGTTTATTTTTTGGTGGATCTAAATCTAGACCATCGACCATATGGGGATCTAAGGTAGGGTTATATTTTGATTTTGAAGCTGTGGAAGGACTAGATGATGATGCTGTTGAAGCTACCCTTGATACTAATACTTTTAACTCTATCGTTGATATTCTTAGTGGTCGTGATTTGCAAGTATTTACTACGGGCGGTGAGTTCTATGTTCCGCAAGAAGGATTAACACCTATTACGCCAGCTAGTTTCTTTTTATCATCTACATCACGGAATGGTGCTAGAGAAGGTATGAGAGTTAAACAGCTAGAATCTGGTGTTTTATTTATTCAAAGACAAGGCAAAGCATTATCAGAAATTGCATATTCTGATACACAACTTACTTATATTACTTCTAAAATTTCATTGCTTGCTGGACATTTATTAAAATCACCTAAACGCATGGATTTGCGTAGAGCCGTAGCTACTGATGAAAATGATTTATTACTTATTGTTAATGAAGATGATGGCAGTATTGCGGCATTTTCATTAATGAGGTTACAAAATGTTATTGCACCATCTGAATTTACAACTGTAGGAAGTTATATTGATGTTAGCGTTGATATTACAGATATTTATACAGTTGTTAAACGGGATGACAATGGTGTTGATAAATATTATGTAGAAGTTTTTGATGATAATTATTTAACAGATTGTGCTAAACAAGGCACAACAGCAACTAGCTTAGATATGTCGCATATTGATGGCGCAACTGTCAATGTTATTTCTGATGGTTATGTTGAGTTAAATCAAACAGCCGATAGCGCTGTGACATTTGTTAATCCACCTACAACATCTTCTGAGGTTGGATTGCCTATTGACGTTCAAATTAAAACATTACCACTTAATGTTAAAGCGCAAGCCGGAACTCGTATTGGCTTTAGAAAACGTGTATTAGAAGTAAATGCATTATTATTTGAAACACAAAATATTGTCATTAATGATAATTTAGTTCCTATACGATCATTAGGGTCTGGAGCATTAGATGTAAAAACTCCTGAATTTACAGGAACTAAAACATTGCATGGTATATTAGGGTATAGCAATGATGGGCAGATTACAATTACACAGTCTGCACCATTGAAACTTACATTGCTTGGGTTAGAATATAAAGTATCAGTTTATCAAGGAAGATAATTATGGGGTTTGAATTAACATTAGCTAATGTCATGACAGGAATTAATGCTGTTACTGGCGTTATGAGTGCATTCCAAGCAATGCGACAAGGTGCAGCTGCGGAGTCAGAAGCTGAGATTAAATCAGCCCAAGCAAGAGCAGAGTCTGAAAGAGCAGCTGTTAATGCAGAAATTGAGGCAAACAATAGATTACGGAAATTAAAACAAATTAATGCAGCTGCTGTAGCTCAAGGATTTTCTGGTGGGGTGTCTGGCTTTTCTGGATCAGCATTATTAATGCAAACAGTAAGCGAGAAATATGCTGGAAAAGATGTGCAAGAGTTACAGCGCACTGCAAAAGAAAGAAGATCATTTGGTGAAGTGCAAGCAGCGATGTTTGAACAAGCTGGTCAATATGCTAAGAGCGCGTCTAACTTTAACGCATTAAGCGCATTAGCTAATACAGCTTACTCTACATATCAATTGATGCCGGGGGGTAGTACAAAATTACCAAGTTATGGTATGGAAGGATCAGGCACGCCTAGATATGGATCTACAGCCTACTGGAAAGGAACTGCATAATGGCTAAGCTTCCACAGTACGAAAAACAAGCACCATTGATGACGGATGTACCTCAGTTACAAACGCCTCAATATGGTGCTTATGCAAAACGCTCAGAAAGCATACAGGGTGCTTTAGACACTATTGGTAAGTTTGCTCGAGCAGAAGCAGAACGTGCTGTGATTAAACAAGCTCAAGAATACACTGTAGCTAACCCATTAACTATAGAACAGTTAAATGCTGCTAAAGATGATGGTATTAATCCTATTGAAGCTGCATTAGATGGTGGTATGGTTTGGAATGACGCTGTTACAAAACTATATGCTCAACAAGCATCAGCAGAACTAACTAATGAATCGTATAAGCATTTCGATAATGTATTAGTTCGTGTTGAAAATGGTGAGCTTACAGGCCATGATGATATACAACAAGCTATAGAAGCTCCTATTAAGGCATGGCAAAATGTTATTGCTCAAATAGATCCGGCAGAAGCTAATAGCTTTTACTTAAAAAGCATTACAAATGGTAGTAGCTATTATAGAAAATCACTGACTGAGCTTAAAAAACAAGAACAATTAAGACAAGACCTTATATCTAATGAATCGTATAAAGGTCTTTTACGTCAGTTTGAAATTGATTTAGATTCTGGATTAGCTCCAGAAATAGTATTGCAAAAATACCTTAATGATAAAGAATCAGCTAAAAAGTTATTTAAAAATAGTAGTCGTGCTGCTACCTTGCAAAATGAAGTTGAAAATGAGTTTACGCGCGCATTGTATCGTCATATGTCTAAACAGTTTCAAACAATGTATGGTTCTAAGGATGAGTTTTTAGATGCCGCTGCTAAAGGTGAATTAGGTGCATACAGTGGTATATATGATCAATTTACACCCATACAAAAAGATGCATTAGAAGATTACGTTGCTTCTGACTTTAATCGTATTGACAATGCTAACAATGCTGCATTAACTAGCGTTACTAAAAATGGCAAAAGTATTCGTGATGCGCTTATTAATGATGGTGCTAACCCAGAAAGATTACTTGACAATATTGAGAATTATAAAACACAAGCAGACACTATTTCTGGAAACAATAGTGTAGCTGCTCAAGCAGATGTAGAACTCACCAAAGCAACCCTTAATATTGCAACCAAAATGCGTGGTATGGATATTAACCAAATGAAACAACACGTCGCCAAAATGAAACAAAGAGGCGATAATGAAGTGTTAATTGGTATTGCAGAAACATTTGTAAGCAAAGCTGAAACAGCTAAAACAAAAGATAGTGTTGATTATATATTAAGTAGAAATGATGCTGCATATGGCGCTATTGAATATGATCCAGAAACAGGGACAGTATTGCTTGCTAACTTTGAAGATCAAATTGCTAAAGTTAAATCATCACCTGACTACAAAAAAGGTGGACCATTATTAACAAAAGCTCAAACAGATGAGTTAGTACAAACATTAACCAACCCAGATGGAACCACTAATCTTGGGCAAATTAATCTAGCCACACAAATTGTCTCTATCTTTGGTGACGATGCAGATGCAGTGTTTAATCAAATTGCTGACAAGAATCCAGTATTTGCGCATATGGGGGTATTAGCTATGGAAGGCACTCCAGATATGGCGGCAACATTACGTACCATGGTTAATGGTGAAAGCCAGAAAAAACTTAACAAGATTAATATTACTAACAAAATTAGAAGTTCAGACTCTGCTGTTAAACTTGTGAGTGGATTAGTTAATGTTCATGGTGCAGATGCAGAACGTATCTTAGCAGCAGCAGAAGCTTATTATATTGGTAATGGCGGTAATTTAGAAACTATACAAGACAATGATGTACGTCAAGCGTTGTTTGCTGTAACAGGCGGTTTTGTATCTTCTGATGGTGTACGTTATGGTGGCGTTGGTGAAGTTAATGGTCGATTAGTTATATTAGATGGTCAATATAAAACTGATCAAGTAGAGGA